CTTGGCGGCTCCTTGGATGTCTGCAAAGCTAATGGTAAACCCAGACTTTGTTAGATGGATGTCAACCGGAGTTGCTGATGGTATTTACGATCCGCAAAGCATGGCGCAGCACGTTAGGCGTTTATTGCAAATCTGGAAAGCAAACCCAGAAATTCGCGGCGAGATAGAGGCGTTACTTCCACAGCTTCAGGCCGAAACTCTTGAGCCGGTTGATGAGCACGCAGCAAGAAGCCAAGGCGAGACAGAAGGACAAGCACCACGCCAGACTCAGGAAGAGCGGAATTTTCAGAGCAGAGTACCAGCGTCAATTGCAAACGAGCTAATGCCAGACCGAAGCCGAATGATGGCCCAACTAGAAGGGATGAGCGCCCCCGATATGGCTCCAGTGAGCGTTGATAACTTTAGAGCTGAAGAAATGCCATTTGAAATGGCACCGGAGCAAATAGACAATTTTAGCGCCGAAGATATGCCAGATCAAAATATGCTTACTTCTGGCATACAAGGGTTCGACCCTTTACCTACAATGGGAGGCGGCTCTAACATAGGTTCTATGTCTATGTCTCCCACGGTACTGCCAGATGCAGGCGACAGAGAGTTAGCTATGAGGCAGTCGAATGAAGGTAGCGGAATAGCCAGCTTAGTTTAAAGCTGGTTATTTAGCGGTATCTTCAACAGCTTTAGTTTCAAGCTCTTCGACTGGATACATGGCTATAACAGCGCCGTCAACGTCAAACCCAAACTCATACCCCATAACGATTTCGTTATCGGTCTTTACTACCATATTTCTACTAATCAAACGCAGCAGAGCAGCTTGGTGGTGTAAAGTCAGGCGGCTAAATAAATCGATAACTTCCTTCGCGCTTAACTCTTGCTCGTAGCTTTGAGGCACGCGCTTCGGCTTTGCCTTGGAAGGCCAGAGCTTCACAATGCACCGCCAAGTAATCGATGGTGTTCATTCTCGATTAATATTTTTAGTTGNTCTATTTTTGTGCGGCGCTCTTTAAAGCAGATTGCAGCAAGCTGGTCATAAGTCGCCTGATCAACAGCAAGACTTTTTCGTTTACGGTCATTAATGACGCTTTCGTCGTGTTCTGACATACCCTATCCTATAGAGGTTGATTGAATGTATTGCCAAGTTTATACTAATGTGTATAATGTTGCAAATAGATAAACAGCAGGAAAATCAATGTATAAGCTAAAAAATTACATGCTTTCAATGCCAAGTCACTGGTTCGTAAATCAAGCCCTTTACCAGTCTTGCATGGACACCGTACCCATGATCAACAAGTTTAATGTTGAGCTTGGAATGGGCGAGCTAGAGAAAACCCCGTGTTCTAAAATGTGCAACGAAATATACCCTCAGATATATAAGTTTCCTTTGTTCCGCAAAACATGGTGCAAGATGCTTGTCGAGGAAATCAAGACCATGGAGAAGGAGGTCGGCTTCGACCCGAATCCAGAGGAAGACGAAGCTCGCCAGATTCCAGAGATAGTGCTGCAAGAAAAATGCCCAGAGCTTTTCGAGCGCATGTGGTTCATTACCGAAACCATTTTGAAGCCAGTAATCTTCTCTATGTACCACACCTACTCGCACGATATAGCCACGGTGCAGATCGCAAAATACAATCCAAAGAACAAGCAGAAAGGTGCTTGGCACCACGATGAAAGTGCCGATATTTCTATTGTTGTTCCCCTAAACACCGGTGATTATGTTGGTGGTGGTACTGAATTCATGCACCGTGGCGTTGTTAAGCCGCTGCCTACTGGCCATGCTTTAATGTTCCCTTCAGCAACCAGCATGCACAGAGGGCTAGCGGTAGAGAGCGGCGACAGATACTTATTAGTATTCTGGCTATACAACGAAGACAAGCTAGAAGAGAATTCCGAAAGCTTGCTTTAAACACAGTCATCGGCAATCGTCTCCGCAATCTCCTTTGCCCACTTTTTTGGCGGTTTTGCAGCAGAGACAGTTATGTAGTCCCGACTATTACTATTGTCGGTTAAAGCGTCTTCGTTATATCGCTTTATTTGATTAAAGTATAATCGACCTTGGGGCATGCGGTAAGCCAACAACACTTCATTCTTATACTGGCCAACGATCATACCTAAACGGTTATCTTGGTTTCTCCAAACGTAAACTCGACTGCCAACAATCCATTTAGTGCCAACCTTTTTGGCGCGGCTGAACTCGTCTTTGTAGTAGGTCTCCTCAGCAGATACCCAGTCACGATAGAATGGCACACTAGGCTCCTCACCCTCAACAGCGGTTATAAACTGGTTATACTCCCAGCCTTCAAGGCCGTCCGACATTCTGGCCATAGAAAACCTAAAGCCGTGATACTTACTTTCGTTGTGAGCGTCTTCAATAAAAACAGTACCCATCATGCTCTCCTTTTAGGTGGTGGAGCCTAGCTAAATGCTAGGTCTCCGTTTTCGTTTAAAGTTACTTCAGTCCAGTCTGACCTAATCGCTTTATAATCCTTGTCGCCTTTGTAAGTTAAAAGCTCTTTGTTAAAGCCGCCATTAGCGTTAAATGCTGGGCCAACTCGGAAAGGAAAGTCTCTAAAGTTTCTAACGTAGTTTAGGATTCTCTCGTTAGGTGTGAAAATCTCTTCACTTGTAAAAGTATCAACATAGTTCCAGTCGTCTTTGCTGGCACTCAATCCGACATGAGCTACGACTCTATACTCATCCTTGCCTTCTTTTTTCCAAACTCTCGCTTCATTAAATGCTCCGAGCGTTCGCTTTACGTCTGCAATAACTTCAGCGGGTAAATTTTCTAAAAGTGCGGTTGCTAAATTTTCCATTTTGCTCTCCTTAGTTTGCGTAAACTTCAAACTCTGCGGCGTTGACGTTGCTAGGGTAAAGACCTTTCTCTTCAAGCATCGCAACAAAATCGACATCGACCCCGAACTCGTATCGCTCGTAATCTTCAGAGTAGTAGTTGTAAAGCAATTCGCCGTACTCGCTTTCATTGTTAATTCGCAGCGGCGCACTGTCGTCTTCTAGCACCCAGCCCGCAACAAAGTCTTCAACCTTTATTGGCTTATCAAGAACCTCAGCTAAGTCTTTGTTCATTACCTCGACCCACTTCTTTAAAACATTTAATGCTTTTTTCTTTGTGCGATTCATAACTTTCTCCAAACTTGGCTATCCCCAAACAACAAACACATTATAAGTCATACCGTGTCGTATTGCAAGTGTTTGTACATGTATATACATAAAGAAGCAAGAACTTATTGTTATAAGGTTGTTGCTGCTTATAACTAAATAGTCTATCTATGATTGTATAAAGACTTGCATAACGACACGGAACCTTCTATAATGTACTTGTTGTTTGGGGATAGTCAATTTTTGGAGAGAGTTATGGATTTATATAGCGCAAAAGAAAAAGCGGTTGTGGAATTAAAAGTTCCTGCCAGCAAAAAGCACTTAGTTGCCATAGAGGCGGGATACGAAGGCGATGAGCATGTAGGTTATGTCGCTTTTTACAAGAACAGCAAAGTTGAGATTTACAACGATGGTAGGGTCGCTCACAAAAGATAGTGGGGCAGAATAATGGGGTTGATAGTATGAAAATTTCTCAAGTCAAAGCAAATTTAGATATAGGGTTTCTTTTAACCGATAAGTTCGGTCAAAGATTTTTCCTAGAAAGCGTGAGTAATGGATGGGTAACGGTTTGTATTGTTGAGATGGGGTGTGACCCAGATGGCGATGGAGTTCGCAAGTTCCGCGCTAAAGATTTAGAGTTTTTGAAGGGCATAGAAGCCGTAAAGAAATCAATTGTTAGTTTAAAAGAAAATGGATTACTGCCTGCTGATTGGAATAAATTATGAGCACCGCTAGGCTGCACCCCGCTATCTTAGTAGTTTACCTACTGGTTAATGGGGGGGCGATGGAGTTTAGCAGGACGGGGCGAGCGGAAAAGTTCACCCCTGAAATAACTTGTATAAAGACTTGCATAACGACACGGAATAGCTTATAATGTCTGTGTTGTTTGGGAAGAATCAATTTTGGAGAGAAGAATGAGCACAATTAGACCGGAAGAAGCGATTTACGATGCACTTTACAAGTTAGAGGTCGATATTCTTGAAGATTTAGATTTAAGTCTCGACTACCACAGTATTGGCGGAATGCACATTAGTCGGAATCATAAAGTGGTTGAGCTAGATATTCGTAGTAAATCTGGCAGCTACATAACTGACGCTGAAGTAACAGTTTCGGATTATTTATCTTAATCTAATCGGGGCGAAAGCCCCACCGATGATTTAATAGCGATAGGATAAAAAAATGACTGAATTAAAGAATAATTTATATAGCGAATATAACGACCAAAAACTATATAGCGAATATAACGACCAAAAACTATATAGCGACTATAACGACCAAAACCAGCACAATCAGCACGAAGGTTACGCGGTTGGAAACTGGCGCTCGCATATAATAATCGACTGCGCGAAATGCCATAAGCCAATGGCAAGCCACAACACCGACAACGCTATCTGCAATGGATGCACAACTAATAATTTAAAAGAGGGCGAATAATGCAAGAAATAGGGAAGCATCAGTTTTATAAGTTAGGCGGTCTATCAAATCCGAAGCTATGGCGAAAGCAATTAAAAAACGGCCAGTGGGCCTATTATGCGGATTATAGTTAATAAAAGAGGTGGCATCATGAGTTTAATTATTGATATTGGTACACGGTTTACAAAAAGAAGTAAGGCCCATAAAGGTAAGGTGTACACTGTAGTGGATGAATTAACGACCACCAATAGAGACGGTGCGATAGTAAAGGTTGAGTTTCTTTGTACTCATGATTTTTATGGTCAGCCAGTTAATAGCAGGGAATGCGCTACGACTATTAAAATGGGGTTAATAGCATGAGTAATTTAAAATAATTTAATCTTGTGCAAACACTTGCAATACGACACGGAATAGCTTATAATGTCTTTGTTGTTTGGGAAGAATCAATTTTGGAGAGAGTTATGAGACTTAAATTAATCGAGATGCCCACCAAAGAATTGGCCCAATCTATCCGGTTATTATATGTTGTCGAAGGCGGCAAGCCGCTAGAGGTCTGGGGAGTTTCCGAAGCCAGTATATACACCACCGTCACACTTTCCAGTGGCAAGAAAAGAAAATTTAGAAACGATACTGGTGCAGTTCTTTACACCACAATGGGCGATCCCAAAATTACAAGAACTTATCCCTAACCCCAAAAGTTAAAAACAAAAATAAACTTGTGCAAACACTTGCAATACGACACGGAATAGCTTATAATGTCTTTGTTGTTTGGGAAGAATCAATTTTGGGAGAAAACATTATGGCTTATCGTGACTCTGCTTTGAATCGCATCGGAGAATTTCTTGAGAAGGACTACGGCAACGGCTTTACTTACGGGGTCAATGAGGACGGTGTTTTTAGTCGGGAAGAATATCCCCATATTGTTTACGTTGGCGGTACTACTGGTCTCGACTATCGTTACGCCAAGGTCTTAAAGACGGTCGCTTATGTTGTTGTGGATGAAGACGAGAACGGTGCTCCGGTTGTTGAAAAGTGGGCGTTGAAGAAAAACCTTTCTTACGGTGATCGTGCTCCGCTTTACACTGGCCACGAACCGCCTTCATGGTTGACCCTTTAATTTTGGAGAGTGCAATGGAATATTTTAGCGAAGAATATCTTGCGTTGGCTGCAAAAACGCCACGTTTAAAATCTTACTCGGAAACTCTTAAAGAAAATACTTTAAAAAGGAGAGCGATAAGAATGGATAGATACGAGACGGTTAAAGCAATGGAAGAATTCGCAAAGCATATGCACGCCTATGGTAGGAGTGACGAGAGCATTAAAAAAGAGCTTATGGATGCTTTAAAGTATGTATTAGAGTCAGAAGATTATAAAGAGGCGAGCAATGAGATTAGCTAATTATTTTACGGGCAAGATAAGGTACGAAGTTATTAAAGGTGGTGAGGTTATTTACTCTGGCTTTGATCGTGCGGAGTTCTACCTCAAGTACGAAGCAATGCCGGATAAGAAAGAGCTTTTTGTAAGAAGTATAAAAGAAACAGGTGTATAAACACTTGCAATACGACACGGAATAGCTTATAATGTCTTTGTTGTTTGGGAAGAATCAGAAACTTGGAGGAGTTATGAGAAGAACATTAAGTAGAGAGTTTTATACCAGCGGCTTAATCGAGCGTGGACATAAAAAGACCGAGGGCGAAGGGTATGTAGTTTACACTTTTGTTAATGAAGAGTCGGGCGATTTTAGAGCCATGTTCTTTGGTGGAAAGCGTGCCAAGCCGGACGGGAATTACTACTACAGTAGTTTAGAAAAACTTAACGCTGGAGTAGAAAGATTTATCGAAAAAATTGCTTCCGACATCGAGTATAAGGAAAAGGTAGCAGCAAAGCGTAAAGAGAAGGTCAAAAAAATGGCCGCCGAAGTCAAGGTTGGAGACATTTACGTAAACAGTTGGGGCTATGACGAGACCCGCGTTGACTTTTACAAAGTGTTGAGTGTGAAAGGTTCGTTTGCTGAGATTGTAGAAATTGGCAGCAAAACCAGCGATGATTACGATGGATTTTACCACAAGTCGTTTGCGGCTCCTGACCTTGTAACTGGCAAGCCAATGCGAAAAAAGATTGGTGAGTACGGCTTCAAAATCAACAGCTACTCGACCGCTAGCAAATGGGACGGTACTGGAAGGCACGAGACTGGCCCTTACGGCGGTCGATAAAACACTCTTAACTAACCGAGGAAGCACTATGAAAAATTTAAAGTTACCGGCAAGCTCAGGTTCCGTTGAAATTAAATTAGACCGAGACCAGTTAAGAGACCTCAAGCATTACTTTGAGGAGAAGGGTATCGAGCACGATTTTGGTGAGGACGTATCGAATAAGCACGCCAACGAAATCGACCAAGCAATAGCTTACTGGTTATTCTTCGACGAAATACAAGAGGCGTAACCATGGAGCCAGTAAGCAAGCAGGAACTTACCGAAGACAAACTAAAAAGGTTTGTGGAAGTCATTAGAAATCATGATTTTTTATATGATTATAGTGATGACGGGCGGGCATACAGGACTGGAGTAAAAAGCCAAGCTAAGATAGATATGATGATTAAAGAGTTTGCGGATTCCGATGAGCGGCTTGGAGCGATAGCAAAAGAATTGTATTTAGTGGTAATGAAAGAGCGGCATCCTTTTATGTACAACTGGACTGAGGATTCCAAGATGCCGCCATTTGAACCTTAATCTTTTTTCATTCTTTTAGCATAAGATAATAAGTTTTCCCCAAACTTTCTCTCAAACCATTGCGCCCAAGTATGTTTATCTTTGGGCGTTTTTTTGTGCCTAACTTTCCAAATGGTTCGAGCGGCGTGGTACTTTATTTCTAAAGCCCACCTTGCTTCCCGCTCGTCTTCGGTCTCGTTAGTAGAGGTCGCCAAGATCAAACTCCTTAACTTCGTCGCCTCTGCCGTAAGGCAGGTATATGTCATCTTCTTTGCACTTTATGCCAATCGCCAAGGCTTGCTCGTTCTTCTCGTCGCCGTAAGCTATTGCTTCGTCACTCAAGGTATAAACGCCATACGGGTAAGGGTGAGCCTTTTCTTGCGCTAAGAAATAAAACTTTTCCGTTGGCAGTCCAACAGCTCGACATGCACGGATATAAAAAGCGGCTTGCTGATAATATCGGAATGAATTGATCGCCGACTTAAAGCCACGAGGGGAAGCGTCCCTAGCGGTTTTTAAATCCCAAACATCTGTGCCGGTATGCCAGTCCAGTTTGCCTTTGCACTGCTGACCGTTCCACATGAAACATAAAGTAAGCTCGACACTATGCTCTGGCTTCGGAATGTAGTCTGCTATAACTTTTCTTCGCTCCATGCACTCGTCATACATTTCTTGCTTAATCGGAGTTTTGTCGCCAACCGTGGCGCACCAGTCTTCGTATTCTTGTTTGCCTATTTTGGTTCTACGGTTAAAGTCCGGAGAGATGATAAACTCTTCGTCGAACTTATGGTGCTCAAGAAATACAGTGTGCTGCACTCGACCTTCCAACAGTGCCGGTGATTCATTAAAGCCCCTGCTATTCTTCCAAGAGTAGGGACATTTAATGATCGAGGTGAGATCGTGACTACGCCAAGCCGGTATGCTCGCATAAGTTGGATAGTCTAAGTCTTCGTAAATTCCTACTTTAAATTCCATGTTAGTTATCTCTTTTAGGGTAAGGTTTTATTAAGTGTGATATTTTTGATGCGTGATATTTTTTTTCTTTCTTGCTACCTCTGAAAGCAAAATACCTGCCCTTTGAGTTTTGCTTTACTTTTTCGACATCGGGATAATGCTTTTTTATTTCTTCCATTTTAGTAGTGCCGAACTTTAACCGCATAGCTCTTGAGCCGTACAACTTACCATTAATTAAAAAGCCGTCACGATCACCTTTGCGGCTGTTCACATTTGGATTAGCATCTCTCATTGAACCAATGTAGTCAAAGCCGCAAGCCTGATAGATTGTGCCTATCTCACCAGCCATATCATCGACCGTGCAGGTAACAACCTTATATTTTTCTGGCAACATAGACATAGACTGCCTAATTAGTTTGCTGGCTGAGTGCGGATGCGCCCAGTGAACACAAGCCCCACGGTTCAATAAAATAATTTTTCCAGTGTAGTCGTAAGGATTCCAGCGGCCAAGGTTTTCAATATACTCTGGGCCATAAGTGACCACACCAGCGCAAACATCGTCAAAAAATATTCCGTAAGCGTACCAATTTATTGCGGCCATACATCCTAGCCATTCGTACTCTTCAATAATTTTTTTTGCCAAGGGGAAGTCTATCTGTCTAACTTCAGCCTTTTTAATGTCCGTGTCGATGTCTTGCCACCAGCCAGAGAAAAGATCAGTGTCTTGTTCAGCGGCTTTCTTATCTCGAATTTTTTTTTGATGGGCTATCATTTCGAGGATCATCTCCCATAGAGTAGCGCAAGTACCAGATAGCTTTCTTCTTGTCTTGGATAGAAAGTTTACCTTTCTTGTTCATTCTCCAGACGTATTTAAACGCTGCGACTTCAGCATACTTCTTCACAACGTCTTCACCAAATACTTCAGCCATGGCATCAATACATTCGATATTATCCAAGGCATAGTGCTTTGGCTGGTTTACCATGTCTTCTTTAATTACTTTTTCAACTATTCTCTTCTTAATCATAGATCACCCAAATAAGTTATAGACCCAAACAGGCCAGCCAAAGAAAAGCGCATAAGCGCCAGTGATTGCGCCTATAAAAGTGACAGGCGGTAAAAAAGAAAGTGCGAACATGAGGAAGCTAATGTTTAACGCTAGCCAGAGCCAGTGCATAAGCCCAACCCAAAAAAGAATGACTGCGAATAAAATACCGAAGCCAGTTAAGGTGGTAAATATATTGTTCACTTGTGAACTCCTATTAGATTATAACGAGCAGCAAGACAGACTGATGTCCGCCCCGCTGCACTCAAGCGTTGACGGGGTTTTTTTTAAAACGGTATATCGTCGTCTAAAAACTCTTCTTCTGCCTGCGGCTTTGCTGTTTTTTGAAGAGCAAGATTAGCAACACCGGCGAGACCAGCATTGGGATCAGCAGCAGCGGGTGCGGTAGATTGCTGTGCTAAACCTTTACGCTCTGCGGCTTTGACTTCATAAGAGTCGGTGATCATGTCGTGAATGAAAGGCGGTAAACCTTCATATACGTCACACATACGCTTAGAAGAAGCGCAAGAATGGCCAGAGAATTCTTTGGCATACTCTTCAAGATCAAAAACTTCTTGCTCGTTCTTAGATGCAGACTTTTTAGCACCGCCGTCTGGTTTAAAGATAGAGACAACAGTAGCCCGACCATTAGCGTTGTGCTTAACCTCAAGATCGCAGCTAACGCCGAGAATGTTGGTCAAGTCAAAACCTTTAAGTTCTTCGGCAGTGAAAGACTTGCCACGCCAGCTTTTTAAATCTTTATGTAGGTTTGAGTTCTCATTGAGTGAGAGCGTGTACTGTTTATTAATACTGAATGGACGGCCATCGTCCATAGGCATGTTGGTTAGTTCCCAGTAAATAAAGATAGAGTGACGTTTTTTAGGGTCTTCTTCTTTAAATTGTTCTTCCCTTGTGCCGGTGTCTACAATTTTATAACATACTGCGCTGTGCGTACCTTCGGGTACAACTTCATAAGTTCCTTCGCTTGAGCTTACAGTTAGTGCCATTTCTAAATACCTCTTGTTGTTTGCAAATGTTTGCACTATTATACACATCAAAATAAACCCTGCAAGGAAAATATCAGAATGGCATTAACCGTCAAGGCAGCAGACCATAAAGACCGATCACGGCCATTAACCGGAGACGCGAGACACGAATTTGAACAATTTTTAGAAGGCAACGGGATGACCCCAGACCCCAAGAAGGGTTTGATTATTGACGGCTCAGTTGGTCGTGG